TGTTTGGACATTACATTGTGATTATAGAATTGTTAAACAATTATGGGTTCAATCAATTCAATTTTATTTAGAACATACTAAATCTAAAGATGCTCTAATTTGTTTTTCAGATACAAATAATTTTAGAAAGGAATTAGATAGCTCATATAAATCATATCGTAAGAATATTAGAAAACCTGTTTGTTATAATGAGCTTAAAAAATGGGTTGCTGCGAATTTTAAAACTCAATCATTTCCTAATTTAGAAGGTGATGATGTAATTGGTTTATTAGCTACTGGAGAATATAAAAATAAATCAGTGATAGTATCTGGTGATAAAGACATGAGAACAATATCTGGTTGGCACTGTTTTATCATAGACGACAGTATTGAATATGTAGATGAGAATAAAGCTGATTATAATTTTTGTACTCAAGTTTTAGTTGGCGACCAAGCTGATGGTTACAAGGGTTGTGTGGGTGTTGGAGCTGTCAAAGCATCTAGAGTTTTATTAGATAAGAAAAATATAGACGATTTATGGAAAGCAGTAGTTGATGAGTTTTTAAGAAATAAATATGTACCTGATGATGCCTACCATCAAGCAAGATTAGCAAGAATATTAAGAGCTGGTGAATATAATTTTAAAACAAACAAACCAAAATTATGGAACTACAAATATGAAGACTTCGCAAATTCTGCAAACAGCAGAAAAGCTAGTTAGTACCGACAGAAGTAAAACTCATGGTGATAAAAAAGTTAATCATCAGAATATTGCTAATCTTTGGAGTGCTTATTTAGATTTCAATATTTCTCCAAAAGACGTTGCTATTCTTATGGTTTTATTAAAATTAGCTAGAACTAAAGCAGGGCAACATAACATTGATGATTATGTAGATGCCTGTGGTTATTCAGCTATTGCAGGTGAACTTAATGATTAAAAACGTAATTAGGTTGCACTTTAGGAGTAGCCAATGTCGGATAAATTAAAAACACCTATTATTAAAGAAGAATTAATAAAGTATCTCAACAACCTATTCCCTGACAAATGTGCTGATTTAAAAGACACTGAAAAGGAAATTTTTTACAAATCAGGACAAAGGTCAGTCGTAAATCATTTAATCAATCAATTTAACATTCAACAGGAGAACTAAAATTATGTGTCCAAGTAGCCCAAAAGCTCCCCCTGCACCTGAACCACTTCCACCTACACCCCCAATAGTTACACAAGGTGTTGCTGGTAAAAAACAAATGTCACCTCAGGTAGCTGGAGAAAACTCTGAAGCAGGACAATCCGCATCTAACAAATCTAGAACTAGATTAGGTAGAGGTTCATTGAAAATACCTTTAGCTGGTGATGGTAGCGGTTTAAATTATCCAACAAGTTAGTTAATTGGAACGATATAGTGTTTCCGACAAAGTCAATTCTGAAAAATCCAAAATTGAGAGTGAATATACAAAACTAGAAATTAATAGAGAAGTATTTATTGAAAGAGCTATAGAAAGTGCTGAATTAACAATACCTCATTTATTCCCACCAAAAGGTTCAAACGAAAGTACAAACTTCCCAACACCATACCAATCAGTAGGTTCAAGAGGTGTTATGAACTTATCATCAAAGCTAATGTTAGCTTTGTTTCCCCCACAAGCACCATTCTTCCGATTAGGAATAGACGATTTAGTTTATAAAAAATTACAACAAGACCCAGCTCAAAAAGAAACAATAGAGCAAGGTTTAGCTCAAATTGAAAAAGCTATAATGGATAACATTGAAGCTACTTCAGATAGAGTTAATGTCTATGAAGCACTCAAACAGTTAATTGTTGGTGGTAATACTTTATTAAGATTAACTGAAAAAGGATTAAGAGTTTACAGATTAGAAAACTATGTAGTTAAGAGAAATCCTCAAGGTGAAGTTTTAAAAATTATAATCAAAGAAAGTATAAGCCCAACTTCTCTCCCACCAGAGATTGCAAAACAAATTACAAAGAAGACTGACGAAGAACATAAAAACTTAAATCTATTTACTTATATTTATAGAGAAGTAGATAAATATTGTTTAATTCAAGAAGTTGCTAAAAAACAAATTCTTAAAAAAGAATACAAATTAGATGAACTTCCATTCATTGCTTTACGTTTTAATAGAGTTGATGGTCAAGATTATGGTAGAGGATTAGTAGAAGCATATTTAGGAGATTTAAAATCATTAGAAGGTTTAACTAGAGCTATTTTAGAAGGTTCTACTGCATCAGCTAAATGTTTATTCTTAGTTGCTCCAAATGGTTCAACTAGGGCTTCATCTATTGCAAAAGCAAATAATGGTGCAATTATTGAAGGTAATGCACAAGATGTAAGTGTTCTTCAAGTTGGTAAATTTGCTGACTTTAGAGTTTCATTAGAAACAATAAATAAAATTGAACAAAGATTACAATTTGCATTTTTATTAAATTCATCAGTTCAAAGACAAGCAGAAAGAGTTACTGCTACAGAAATATCTTTAATTGCTAATGAACTTCAAGATGCTCTTGGTGGTGTCTATGGTTTACTTACAGCAGAATTTCAACTTCCATATTTAAAAGCAAAAATTTCAATGCTTAAGGAAGCAAAATTATTACCAGATTTGCCTAAAGATATAGTGAAGCCAAAAATTATCGTTGGTTTGGAAGCACTTGGCAGAAGTTCAGATAGATTAAGATTACTTCAATTTATGTCTGACCTTGCAGGAACTTTAGGTGCAGAGGTTCTAGGCAGATATATTAATCTAGAAGATGCTATCAAGAAATTTGCAGTAGCAAATGGAGTTGATACAGCAGGATTAATAAAATCTTCTGAACAAATCCAACAAGAACAACAACAACAGCAAGTACAACAATTTGCTCAACAATCCCTTGCAGACCCTAGAGTGGCTATCGAATTAGGAAAAGCTAACTCTCAAAATCCTCAAGGATTGATTGATGCGGCAAAACAATTAACCAATCAACAATAGGAGACAATATGAATACTCAAAGAGTAGAAGTAGTAGCTGACAATAAAAATGTAACTTTAGAACAATCTGCTAAAGATTTAGGTATTGCAGGAGTTAATGTAGGAGCAGAAGTTATCTCTGCAAATTCAGGAACACAAACAGTTATATCACAACCTAAATCATTAACTGAAAGTACAGAACAAAAACCTGAATGGCTTCCTGAAAAATTCAAATCTGCTGAAGAATTAGCTAAAGCATATTCTGAATTAGAAAAGAAATTTTCATCTAATAATAAAGAAGTTAAAAAAGAAGAACCAAAAAATAAATCTGAAGAAGTTAAAACTGAAGGATTTACTTTAGACAAATATAATCAAGAGTATGTTGATACAGGTGTTTTATCTGAAAACTCTTATGCTGAACTTGCTAAATTAGGTTTAGATAAAAATTTAGTAGATGGTTACATTGAAGGTCAAAAAGCAATTTCTGACAACTACCAAAAACAAATTTACAACGAAGTAGGTTCTCAAGAACAATATAACCAACTTATAGATTGGGCTTCTAAAAATTTATCAAATGAAGAAGTTGAAAGTTTTAATGATGTAGTTTCTAATGGTTCACTACAAGCAATGAAATTTGCTGTTAGAGGATTAATGGCAACTGCTGGAATGAAACAATCATCTCCAAAACAACAAGACTTATTTCAAGGCGATAGTGATTTTATTTCTGTAGATGCTTTTCAATCTATAGCTCAAGTAACACAAGCTATGAATGACCCAAGATACGAAAAAGACCCAGCATATAGAAAAGAAGTAACAGATAAAATAGCTAGAAGTTCTGTTCTTTAATGCGTGATTATAAGTCTGAATATAAAAATTATCAGGGTAAACCTGAACAGATAAAAAACAGAGCTTCAAGAAATTTAGCTAGAAGACTTATGAAGAAAAAATTGGGTGCTAAAATTAATGGTAAAGATATTGACCATAAAGATGGTAACCCAAGAAATAATTCAAGAAATAATTTAAGAATTATGTCTAAGTCAGCTAACAGGAGTAAAAAATAATGTGGTGGAGTGTTATACCTACTGTACTTAAAACTGGTGCAGAAATTTATAAAAACCATAAACAATCTGAGTTTTTAGAATCTGAAGCTGAACGTAAATATTATGAACGTATGGCTAAAGGTGAGATTGAATATCAAAGAGATGTTACAAGTGAACAAGACAAGTCATGGAAAGACGAATTTGTCTTAATCATAGTAACACTTCCTATTATAATTTTAGCTTGGTCAATATTTTCAGGAGACCCACAAATACAAACTAAGTTAGATTTATTTTTTAATTACTTTAATAGATTTCCTGATTTTTATAAATGGTTAGTTGTGGGAATTTTTGGAAGTATCTATGGGCTTAAACCTGTAGCAGACGTATTTAAAAAATAGTAGTGCCTTTAAAAAGAATAGTTAGATTTAAAAAAGTTATTATTAAAAGTAATAAGTTTAAAAAGAAACCTAAAAAATAATCACCATCTCTCACTAGAGAGGTGACCTAATGAAAATTCAAAAGGATTGCCTGTTACGACAGATAACTCTCTGAATAGGAAAGTACATTAGCTGAAACAAAAAAGACAAACCAAACAAACAAACAAAAAAGGAGACATATAAATGTCAAACGCAACTCCGTCACGTCTTGGGCAAATCAATGCCGCAGGTGACGCAAATGCACTCTTTCTAAAAGTTTTCTCTGGTGAAGTTCTTTCAGCTTTTGAACGTGAAAATCAAATGCTTGGAATGACTTCAGTAAGAAGTATCACTTCAGGAAAGTCTGCACAATTCCCTGTAACTGGAACAATCAGTTCAGGTTACCACACTATTGGTAATGAAATTCTTGGTTCTGCTGTAAGCAAAAACGAGAAAGTTATCAATATTGATGACATGCTATTAGCTTCAGCATTTCTAGGTGAAATAGACGAACTTAAAAATCACTATGATGTTCGTTCAGTTTACTCAAGAGAAATGGGACAAGCATTAGCAAAAACTGTAGATAAAAATCTACTTAACTTAGTTGTTCTAGCTTCTAGAGCATCTGCAAACATAACAGGTGGCAATGCAGGATTACAAATTACTTCTGCAACATCTAAAACTTCTGCTTCTGCATTGGTTACTGCAATCTTTGATGCAATCCAATCATTAGACGAAAAAGATATACCTTCTCAAGGAAGATATATCGTTGTAGCTCCTGACCAATATTATCAGCTATGTAATCTAGATAGTTTAATTTCTAGAGACTTCTCTGCTAATGCTGGAGATAGAGCTAAAG